TCGGATGCACAGCTTATGCATGCACAGAGGATGGCCTCTGGTGAGGAAACTTACCAGGGCAAACTTTTAGAAGCTCGGCAAAACGACTACAAGGACGAAATCGTTTTGGCGATACTTACGCTCCCGATAATTGTGCTCGCCTGGTCGGTGTGGACAGAGGATCCGGCGGCTATGGAGAAGATAGATGTCTTTTTTGAGTATTTCTCGAATTTGCCAAAATGGTTTACAAATTTGTGGATTTTGGTAGTAGCCAGCGTTTTTGGGATTAAGGGAACACAAATATTTAGAAACGGTGGTAAGAAATAGACTTGCCATTATTGTTTAACTATAATACAAAGGAAATATTATGAGACAAAACGGTGTACGCAGTAATGTAAGATTCCCTTATTCTTCAGGTATGAAGAAAGGGGGCAAAGCTAAAAAGCAAGGTTACAAAGATAGAGAAGACGAATCTATCAGCGCAAGACGTGGAAAAGAATCTACTAAGAAACAATCTTTCAAAGACAGACGTGACGAGTCCTATGGAAAATGGGGCAAACGTAAAAGAGGAAAAATAAATAGGTAATTTATGACTAGAAAAGCTTTTAGAGGCGGAGGAATTGCTAAACGAGGTTTTGGAGCTGCTCTACGTGGTGGCGGAATCGCTAAACGTGGAATAGGTCAAGCCCTTAAAAAAGGTGGAAGAGCCCGTCATTATGGTGGTGGACGTACGGATCTTTTAGAAGAATTAGGTCGTGTTGAAGCTAAACCATCAAATAGAAATCGAAGAGATGAAATCGCTAGAGTCCATTCAGAATTGAATCGTGGCTATAAAAAAGGCGGCTCTACAAAAAAATAATGCCACAATATTTTGATTCAACAGCAGCATTCCCTATGAACACTAAAGTAAGGAAGTATGCTTCTGGTGGAAGAGTAGCAGCTAAAGATGGTAACTGGATTCAAAAAGTTAACAAATCAATCAAGAAAAGAGGCACGAAAGGAAAGTGCACTCCAATTACAAAACCAGGATGTACAGGCAGAGCTAAAGCTCTTGCTAAAACATTCAAGAAAATGGCGAGAGAAAGAAAATCAGCTTAATGAGAGCAGTCTTAATAGACGCATTACAAAAGCAATATGAGGCAGACATCGCGGCAGCCGATGCTACGATTAAATTACTTTTGGAAAATTCTGTTGGAGTTAGTGAACATTTAAACCATCAAAAAGAATTGGATTGTCAATTACATAAAATTGCATCCGCAGAAGAAAAATTACAGATATTGAAAGATTATGAAATTCCAAAGGCGGCTTTATAATGCCTTTTAAATCTGAAAAACAAAGACGTTATCTATGGAAGAATGAGCCGAAGATCGCTCGAGAATGGACAAAAGCTTATGGTAGTAAACCTAAGGGAAAGAAGAAAAAGACAAAAAGGAGAAAAAAATAATGGAAGAGTTAATATTTGTAGATAAAATAAGAAGAATCATCAAAATGAGACATGATGATGTTGTAGCTGCTATGGTTTCTGGCGGTGTTGACAATATGGAGAAATATCAGTATATGTTAGGACAATTACGTACTTATCAGTACATGAGTCAGGAAATATCCAGCCTGCTTGAAAAAAAGGAGCAAAAAGACAGTGACGGAACAGTTATCAGTATCAAACCAAAAGGAAGTCCCAAAACATAGGGACGCTCTTCAAGAAAAATACGATCAAGAACCTAAAAAGCCTGAAAAAGATTTAACATCTGAGCACGCTAAATTGCCCGAACCAACTGGTTGGAGACTTTTAGTTTTACCTTTTAAAATGAAAGAGAAAACTAAAGGTGGTATTCTTATAACGGATGACGTTATAGAACGTTCTCAAGTAGCATCGACTTGTGGACTTGTTTTAAAAGTAGGACCGGATGCATACAAAGATAAAGAAAGATATCCTAAAGGACCTTGGTGTAAAAAAGGGAGTTGGGTTATTTTTGCTAGGTATGCTGGATCCAGAATGAAAATAGATGGGGGTGAGGTTAGACTTCTGAATGATGATGAAGTTCTAGCAACCGTGGAAAACCCTGAAGATATATTCCATGAAATTTAATCATAGGGAGGAACTATGCCAGAAGACAAAGAAGAAATAAGAAAAGAAGAACTGATTGATGTCGGGGATGCTGATGAAAAAGCAACTGACATTGACTTAGATAAAAAAGCTGAAGGAGGAGAAGTAAAAGATGAAAAAACTACTCAAGACAGTGATAAGCCCGCTGACACACCTGAGAAATTGGATGAGCCAGTGGATGTTCGAGATAGCAAGGACGACAAAGAACAAGCTACAGAGGAAGAAGTAAAAGAAGAACCAAAGACAGAACAAAAGAAAGAAATGGAAGAGTATAGTGAAGGCGTTAAAAAACGTATTGCTAAACTTACCAGAAAAATGCGTGAAGCAGAGAGACAAAAAGAAGAAGCTGTTACTTATGCTAAACGTGTAATGAGACAACGAGATGAGTTAACTCAGACAGCCACTAATTTAGATAGAGATTATGCCAAAGAAATGGAGAATAGAATCTCATCATCTTTAGCAGCGGCTCAAGCTAAATTAGGTGCTTCTAGAGAAGCAGACGATAAAAAAGCTGAAGTGGAAGCGTTAACGGCCATCTCACAATTAGGATATGAGCAGGGCAAACTTGCAGAAATCAAAAGCAGACAAAAAATGGAAGAGACTGCTTACGAAAATAGAAGAAAACAAGGGCCTGCAGCTCAGTATCCTGTTCAACAAACGCCGCCACCAGATCCAAAAGCAGAGGATTGGGCGGAAAAAAATGAGTGGTTTGGTAAAGATAATGCCATGACCTACACCGCTTTTGATCTACATAGAAAACTTACTGAAGAAGAAGGGTATGATCCAAAGTCAGATTCTTACTATCAAGAGATTGATAAGAGAATAAGACTTGAATTCCCCCAGAAATTTGGTAATACTGTAGAAAAGACGATTAGTAAACCTACACAAAACGTTGCTTCTGCAACGCGTAGTCCAAGGATTAATCGCAAAAGTGTGAGACTCACACCATCACAAGTAGCAATTGCTAAAAAATTGCGTGTGCCACTAGAAGAGTATGCAAGACAACTAAAACTCACGGAGGGAGAATAGCATATGACAAACGAAGATAAAAAAACTACTTCCCGTGCGAGCCAGACCAGAGCTAAAACTTTACGTAAGAAAGTTTGGACTCCACCATCGTACTTAGATACGCCCAACGCGCCAACTGGATTCAGACACAGATGGGTTAGGGTAGAAATCATGGGATTTCTCGACACGAAAAACATACAAGGACGCTTAAGATCCGGGTATGAATTAGTAAGAGCCGACGAATTTCCCGGAGATGACTATCCAGCAATACCAGATGGCAAATACGCAGGGGTGATCGGGCACGGAGGCCTTGTGCTTACAAGGGTACCTGAAGAGATCGCGAAGCAAAGATCTGATTATTTTGCCAAATTAGGGCAAGATCAGATGGACGCTGTAGACGAACGATTGAGGCAGGAAGAGCATAAGAGTATGCCGATCGAAATTGATCGACAGTCTCGTACAACCTTCGGTGGTAGGAAACGTTAATTTTTTAACAATTCAACCAACGAAATTTATATAAACCGTAGACTACGTATAGTAGTTTACAATTGGAGAAAACTATGGCTAACCAAAGTACGACGGGTTTCGGTTTGAGACCTTTAAGAAACGTACACCAGGGAGATCATAACGCGGGTTTAGGTGAATGGAAGAAAGCTCAGTCAACAACAGCAATCGACCATCATGATATGGTATTGCTTGCTGCATCAGGCTACGTAGTAGTAGCAACTGCAGGAGCAGGAGTTATCAATCAACTAGGTTCACTAAACGGTGCGTTTTACACTGATCCTTCTACAAGTAAGCCAACATGGTCCAACTGGGCACCCAATAATGCCGCAACAGACATGACATGTCTTGTCAATGACAATCCATATACTATGTTTGAAATGCGTACTAACCTAACGAGCACTACACAAGCTGATGCAGGAGGAACTGCACCACTTGTAGACAATGCAGGGTCTGGAGCACCGAATTATATTTCGGGTTTCACATTCGGCACTGTCACAGGCGCTATCGTAAATCAGGTGAAGTTACTGGGAATAACTAGAGATACTCTGAATCAGGATACATCCGTAGACGGAAGTGTATGGAGAGTAATGATTTGTAGTCACATTCTAGCGCCGAACGCAGTTGGAATATAATAGGAGCATAAAACATGGCAATATCACGTAATCAGCTAGTTAAAGAACTAGAACCAGGTTTAAATGCACTATTTGGCCTGGAGTACAAACAATACGAAAATCAGTCGGCGGAGATCTATACGACTGAGTCATCTGACAGAGCTTTTGAAGAAGAAGTTATGTTGTCAGGTTTCGCTAACGCATTAGTAAAACCAGAAGGATCTGGAGTTGCTTTTGACCAAGCGCAAGAAACTTTCACAGCAAGATACACTAACGAGACAATTGCTCTCGCTTTTGCAATCACTGAGGAAGCTATTGAAGATAACCTGTACGACAAACTATCTTCTAGATACACAAAAGCATTGGCAAGATCGATGGCAAACACTAAACAAGTAAAATCAGTATTTCCTCTGATTCAAGGGTTACCTACTACAGATAACTATGATTCAGGCGATTCTGTTTCACTATTTAGTACTGCACACCCAACGCTAGCAGGAGTATTTTCAAATACTCTTACTACGCAAGCAGACTTAAACGAAACATCGTTAGAGCAAGCGTTAATTGATATCGCTGCAATGACAGATGAAAGAGGTTTAAAAATTGCTGCTAAAGGTGTGAAGATGATTGTCCCATCTGCTAATCAGTTCACTGCTGAGAGATTGATGAAATCTCAAGGTAGAGTAGGAACTGCTGATAATGATATCAATGCAGTCAAATCTATGGGTATGATTCCTCAAGGTT